CCCCGGCCGAGCGGCCGTCCCATCCATCCACGACGCCCAGCCCATCAGGCTAGAACCCCACCGAGGAGACGCCCTTCGCCCCGCCCGTCGCCTTACCGACGCCACGCGGCGCCTTCGTCGGCAGATGGTACTTACTCAAGATCACGTTCCTGCGATGCAAGTAATCGATGTTTGCCTTCGAGATGTACTTGTTCAACGCCAGATCCACCGCCGCGTTCACCACACCATGATCGAACCCGTACGTCGACTGCAACATCGCCCGAATCTGCGTCGAACTGAAACGCCTGATCGGGCCCGTCGGCTTGCCGTCCTTGTCCTTCGCGCGCGTCCCGTTCAACGCCCGGATCTGATTGAACTGATCCTTCGCCTTGAACACCGCGTCAGCGACCTTCGACGCCCGCTCAATCTCCGCGCGCGTCATCGGCTTGCCCTTCCCGCCGTTCGACCGCAACGCCGCGTTCGCGCTCGACGTCGCATCATGCCCCGCCGCGATCTTCTCGTTCGACCGGATCCGCTCCCGCGCGATCGCTTCCTGCGACGCCTGCTTCGCCGCGGCATCCGCGAGCTTCATCGCCGTCAACGACGTAAACGCGCCCTTCTGATCCGCCAGCTGCTGCTTCGCCGTGTACACCTTCGCCAGATCCGCTTGCAACTGCCGGCCAGCACCCTGCACCGCGTACGCCTCACCCGACTTCGCCGCGACCCGCTGCCGCGTCAGATCAGACAGATTCGCCGTCTTCGTCGTCCCCAGGATCTTGTCGAAGATCCCCGACTCGACCGCCGACCCGGCCTTCACCGGATCCGCCGACTTGTTCAGCCCCACCAGCGACTGATTCACCAGCGCCTGCCGCTGCGTCTGATTGCCCAACGCCCGGTCGTACAACGCCGCCACGCCCGGCCGCGCCGTATCGATCGCGCCCATCACGCCCTGCGCCGTCCCACGCGCCGCCTTCACCGTCGTCCCGTACGAATCGATCGCGTCCTGACGCACGCCCTGCAGCGCCTGCTCCTGCGGCCCGAACCGCAGAAACGCCTCGATCTGAGCCTGCGTCATAAACTGCTTCTTCGCCGCCATCTACTTGCCCTTCTTCTTCGAGACGTGCTTGTACGAAACGATCTTCCCGTCCTTGTCGACGTGATACTCGACCGTCCCCTTCACGATCTTCCGCAGCGTCCGACCGCCCTCCGTGACGTACTGATTCTTCGGCTGCCCGCCCTTCTCCCCCGGCGCCGGCGCGATGTACCCGTTCTGCGCCCCCTGAAACTGCCGTTGCTTCTCCGCGTCCAACCCGAACTGCGAATGCTCGCGGCCCGCCCGCGTCAGCCCGAGCTCCCGATCCTCCTGGCCGCGCTGCAACCCAAGCCCAAGCCCCGCCACCTGCACCGCGTTGTCCTCCGTCGCCCGGCCCATGTTCGTGTCCAACGGCTGCCGCTCGAGCGCCTGATTCGCCGCCCGCTTCAACGCCGCCTGCGCCACCGCGCCACCATCCAACACCCCGGCACCGTTCTGCTGCTGCTTCTGCTGATTCGCCAGATTCGTGTACGACCGCGCCAGCAACATCACGTTCCTGTTGTAGTCCTGCGTCTGCCGGTCCAGCCCCGTCTTCAACCCGGCGATCCCAATGCCGTAGTCGGTCTGCGCCCGCTGGTTCGCCAGGCCCGTGTCCAGCTGCGTATCGAGATACCCGCGGTCAGACTGCCCCACCTGCGCATCGATCGCGGGGTCATACAGATTCGTCGGGACCGGCGGCGCCTTCCACGGCTTGAACGTCCAATTCGGATTCGTAGACCCGATCGGAGCTCGCCCACCCGGCAACGGCACATACGGCGAACCCAGCGTCTGCGTCGGCGTGAACGCCCCAGGCAACGTCGGCACATGCGACGTCGTAGTAGGCCGGCTCCCCGGCCGCACCGCTATGTCCTTGCGCCGGTTCGGGAACCCCCACCCGGAACGTGAACCCTTAGCGATCGAAGCCATGCGCGGAATCATGCCGCGCCGACCGGACAACGGGCGCCGTCTAGTTGTCAGCGCGGTAGGTGCATCCGCCCACGAAATTGAAATCGTAGCCGGACGCCGCGGCCGTGGAGCCGCTGAAAGACCCCATCCCGCCCTCGTTCTTGATCGTGCCGTTCGTGTCGATCGAGAACAGCAGCACGTACCCACCGCCGCCCGTACGCGTCACGTAGAAATACGTCTTCACGGCCGGGCGATAACCAACCGGCATCGTGCCAACCGTAGATCCGGCTGCTTGCGAACTGTTGAACCCGAACTTGCCGTTGTCGATATGCACGATCCCGAGCGAATCTTTGTAGTACTTAGCGCCCGGCGTGATCCCGCCATCCATCGTGACCGTCCACGGCATCGCGGTCCACCCACCCTCCGTCTGCAGATCAACGATGGCCGACGCCTCGATGTTGCCGTTGAGGTAGTTCCGCAGCAGATTCAGGTTGTCCATCACCTCCGCGCCGGAAGCGATGTTGCCCGCTCCATCGATGAACGTGTGGGGGAATGCGCCGATGCTCATAGGTCACATTCTCCCCGCGTCGCGGACGAACATCTCAAGCGACCGCAGAGACAGCCGCGACGTCCCCCCCGACACCTTCAACCGGAACCGCACAAACGACGCTTTCTTGCGCACCCACCACACGTACGGATGCGACGCCCCAACATCAGGCGGCGCCTCCCCCTCGAGCGCCACGAGCTCACCGAACGCCGGAGTCCAGTCCGAACCGCCCCAATCGAACAGTCCCCACTCCGAGCCACGCAACCGATTGGTGCCACACCACGCCTCAAGTACCGGCGACTCCCCGGCCGACCCCACCATTTCGTAGCGGGTACGCAGCTTCAACGCCGTGTTCGGATTGAGCGCGCCCGTAGCGAAATCCCTCGTCACAATGTCAAGCTCCGGAGCGGTCCCATCCGCATCCAACGGATGAGCCGCCTGGTCGAAGTAGTGGCCCTCCACGACCCGTTGCGCCCTGGTGCACAACAACCGTTGCGGCTGCGTATCCGTGACCGCCATCGCGTGCATCTGCCCGCCGCCACCGAAATGCGTCCACGGAAACGTGCGCTGCCCCCTCGAGTTCGTCGCGTCCAGCCGGCACACCAGCAGATCCACGAGCGAACTGCCCTCCACGATCGGCAGGAAGTAGTGGCCGCGGAACACCTGCGCCTGCCCGACGTCGTAGCCCAGCGCCACATACCGCCGGTACAGCAGCGAGATCGCATCGCTGATCCGCGCGAACGGCTGCGCCACCTCCGACGCCGACCCCACCTGCATCACCCACACCCCGTCAAGCGCCGGCACGATCGCACCGTTCTGCCACGGCACCACGCCCAGGTCGCCCCACAACACAATGTCGCCGTAGCGGTCAAGCGTCTGCTGCACGTTCCCCGACGCATCCGTCAGATCCATCGTCAGCCCGGAGATCAGCCACACGCCCTCCGTCGTGAACACCGCGGCCTTGTCACGCACCCCAAACAACCCGATCGGCACAACGCCGCCCGGCACCGCGTGGTAGTCGTTCACGTCGTACGTCGTCGCGTCATCGATCGCGGAGAACTTCACGTCGGAACCGTCCACGTACAGCAAGCGGCGCCCCGCGACCGCGTAGTACGTCGCCGCGTGCGTAGCTGACCCGATCGCCCCCGTCCCGGTCCACGTATCGCCACCGGGCAGGAAGATCGTGCCGCGCATCACCGCCGGCCGCGCACCGGCCGTCACGCTGCCTGAGAGATCGGTCACGGCGCCCGTGCTCTCGTCCACCACCTTCAAGTGCGTCGCGTCCCCGATGATCGTCACGCGCCCGCCCGTCAACCACCCCGACCAAATGAACTGCGGCGAGAACCCGAGATCCGCCGTCGTCACGTACGCGCCACCGCCCCGCTGCGTCACCGCCCCGTTCTCGTCCAGCAACGCGTTCGTCAGGTCGTACGAACCGTTCTGCGGAATGAGCTCCGGCGCGAGCGACCGGAACATGCCAGCTGCGAAATCCGCCTGCGTCACACGAGACGGAGCCGAACTAGGCATTGATCCCCGCGACCCGAATGAACGCCGGCCCAGCGCCACGGTACAGCCGCGCCACCTGCAGCCGGTACTCCTCCGAATGCGCCTGGTAGACGCCCTCGTGATTCGCCGCCAGATCCGGTCGCTGCTCAGTCCGCAGCAAGCCCGTCGCAATCGCACCAGCGACAAGCCCATCATGGAACTCCGCCGGGACCACCAGCGACGCATCCGAACTAGTCGACAGCGCATCCGGGCGCCACACGCCCCGCAACACGATCGTCAACCCCGACGTGTCCGGTGTCGGGTAGATCGCAACCTCCTTGCCACCCGACGCGTCCTCCGCCGGCGCCAACGCGACCCCCGACCCCGAGAGCGTCAACCACCCAGCAGCGCCCGCGGCCAGATCCTCCGCCGTGATCTGGCCGATCGGCTTCCCATCGAGAACCACCTGCGCGATCTGCACCACACCATCAGGCAACGCGTACGCCTGCGTCCCAGCCACCGTCGGGCCGATCTCCACCGACTTCCGCAACGCGCGCGCCTTGATAACCATCGCGCGATGACGGCCGTTCAACCACCGCAACGCACGCGTCGAATCGACGTCGAAGTTCCCGTCATCGATCACGTCCGTCACGAGATCAGCCACGACCGTCATCGGATCAGTCCCCCTCTCCCGCCGGCGCGGGGACGATCTGCTCGAGTCCCTTCTGCGCGACCTCGATGAGATCGGTGCGGTTGAACCCCGACTCCTCGCGCCGGATGAACTCCAGCAGGTACGCCTCGTCGCCCTCGCCCGTGGCCGTGACCAGGCCCATGAGCTCGTCCTGCGACGGAGCCGGCGTCGGCGTCGGCACCTGCCAGAAGCCCTCCGCCGTGTCGCCGTTGAGGCGATGGCCCTCGAGCCACTTGCGAATGTCCGCGGTCTTCACGACCCGGCCCGCGCCGATCGTCATGTTCTCGCCCGCCGGGATCTCGAACCGGCCGTCACGGAACTCCACCGTGCGGCCCGGCTGCTCCCCGACCTTCTGCCCCGCCGGCCCGTAGATCGGGTAGATCGGGTCCAGCACCAGGCGGCACTCCCGCCTGCGCGCCATGAACAGCGCCGAGGCCGTCGGCGTCTGGATGACCACCTCACGCGCCGGCGCCTCCACCACCTCCGGCGTCTCCTGTGCGTCCTGCAGATCTGTACTCATCGGATCCTCCCCGCTCGATTCGTGTTGCTCACAGACGGCATGATGCCCGTCTAGACGGACGCACGCGCCCTAGAACGACGACGGACCCGGCGGGGGGCCGGGTCCGTCACCTGCGGGGAGGAGAGTGTCCGCGCCCCGGATGATGCCGGGAGACGCGGACACTTCACCTGCTCAGGACGTGATGCCCGTGAGAACCCCGTGCTTCTCCGTCAGGCCGAACTCGAGCCCGGCTTCGGTCAGGTACTCCGACTTCTTGGCGTCCGCGTCGGGCGCCTGCCGGTTGTTGAGCACCTTCGTGTCGCGGGACTTCTGGTCGTTGCCGAGCGGGCGGTACGCGATCTGGTCCATGTTCAGGCCGATCAGGTAGCCGCCGTACTTCGTGCCCTCGAGGAGCGGGTGGTAGACGAGGTTCAGCGAGCCGAACGGGGACGTGTAGTGCGTCACGCTCATCCCGTAGGTCGTCTCGTCGTTCTTCGTCTGCTGCTTCGACGCCGGGAACTTGTTGAGCGCCGACACCGCCGTGGTGGACGCCAGCGCGAGGAGCGCCTGGCCGGAGGAGTAGCGCGCGAACTGCGCCATCCACGCGTTGAACTCCGCCTCCGACAGATCGCCGCCGGCGTCCGTCTGATTGGTGGTGATGAACGAGAGGATGCCGCCCGTGGTGCGCGACTCCTGCGAGCCCGGCGTCGTCGCGGACTTGCGCCCGAGGATGAACGAGAGCTCGAGATCCTTCGCGTGCTCGATGCCCTTGTCGAGCATCTGGCGCGGCCACTCCGCCGGCGACACCTGGAACGAGGACGCGTCCAGCGACTCCGTGACCTCGAACGGCGTGCGGAAGATCTGCGTGTAGTTGCCGACCTTCGACGGGTTGTTGGAGCGCGCGTCCTTCGACGTGTCGCCCTCCGGCTGCGCCGACCCGATGATGTAGAGCTCGTCGCCCGAGTTGAGGTTGGCCGCGGTCGAGCCGATGCCACGCGTGACAGTGAGGGTGTCCCCGATCACCGCGTCAACGCGCATCTGCTCACCCGTGCGGGTGTTGAGCACCTGATCCCACTGCTGGAAGTACGACCCGTGAGACACGGGGATCGCCGTGACGGTCGTGGACGCGACCGCGCCCGAGGTGGTGTCGAACCGCGCCTTGCTGCGCGACTCCAGCCAGTTGAACTTCGTGGCGATCGTCTTGCGCGTCTCCGCGGCACGCGACCACACGGCCAGCGGCTGCGACGACGGCTCCAGCATCTTGATCTTGTCCGAGAGATCGATCGCCAGCTGATCGCTCAGGACGTTGGTGGTGCTCATGGGTCCGGTGACGGACATGTACTTCTCCTATCGAATGTCGGTGTTCTTCATGGTTGGCACTACGGGAACGGCAGGGCTGCTCCGCCCTTCCGCTGGTTGGCGAAGATCTCGCCCACGTCCTGCCCCGAGACACCGCCGGCACCCGCGCCGCCACCGCCCTCGAGAGTCGCCACACCGGGATCGTCCCCGGCCTCCTCGCCCGCCCTGTCAGCCGACAGGCCCGCGAGGTACACCAAACGCATGAAGCCCGGCTCCTGCGCCAACTCCGGGTGCCCCAGCACCTGCGCGAACTGCCCGGTCACGTTCGCCACCTGCGTGACGAACTCCGGATCCCCCAGGTCGGGGAACTCCGCGACCATCTCGCGCATCTGCTGCTCCCGAACGAACTCCTGCTGCTGCTGCTGCAGCGGAGCGACCTTCGACTCGACGGCCTGCTCGACCGCCTGAGTGAACTGCTGCGTGAACGCGTCGGTATCGAACGCCGGATCGCCCTCGCCTTCCGTCAGGAAGTCAGAGAAATCGAAGGCGCCGTCGCCCTCGTCACCGATCTCCTGCTGCTGCTCCGCGAGCGGCTGGAGCGTCTGCATGAAGTTGCGAAGCTCCTCCTGGCCCTCGCGCATCGAAGCGAACTCCGCCAGCACCTCAGCGGTCATCCCGCCCTGCTGCTGCCCCTGAGCCTCGCCGCCGCCGTCGGTGCCGTCACCGTTGGCCGCTGCCTGCCCTGCTCCGCCCTGTGCTCCTGATTCCATGATGCGTTCTCCTCGCTAGGTTCCCGCCGGCGACTCGCCGCCAGCTTCGTGCTTCGCCTTCTGCTTCTCGTACTCCTCACGGCAGATCCGGACGATCGCGTCCGCAGCTTCCCGTGAAGCCTTGAGTCCCGCCCGGCGCCCCACCAGCATCGCGTACTCCGCACGCGACAGCGGTTCGTGCGCCTCGAGCTTCGAGTCGATACCGGCAATCTCCGCGGTGAGGACGTCCTGCACCTCGATCCAGCCACCATGATTCACGAGCTCCGTGGCCCGCTCCCCGGCCGTGAACAGACCCTCGAGGTCGCCCGCGTACCGCTTCTTCACATGGTTGCTGATGCCAACGTCGGCCATTGAGCGGCAGAGTAGCCGTTCAGATGGACGTCTAGACGCTCTACCGCGGCGCGCGCGCGGGACGCGGCCCACGCGGGGGACGCGGCGCGCGGCCCGATGCCACCGGCTGCGGCGCGCTCGACTGCTGCTGCGCCCGCTGATCCACTACTCCCGGCTGCGACCCTCGACGCATCGCGTCCACCGCCGCCGACGGCTCCCGAGCACCACGCTGATGCGGCTGGAAGCCACCTCCGCCCGTCACGCGCCGATGACCCCGTTGTGGTTGCCGTCCTTCGTCGGCGGGAGCGCCGCCAGGCGCGCGCCCGGAGTGTCGCCGCCCACGAGCCGCATCGGATCCAGCGTCGTCGCGGCCTGCGCCAGCGCGAGCACCGCCTGCGCGAGATCCAGCACGTCGCGGGCATCCGACGCCATCGCCGCCTTGCCCGCCGTCGTCGTGATCGCGTCCAGCACCGGGGAGGGATCGAACGTGTCCAACGTCGTCGGAGGAGGCGGCACCGGGCCGACAGCGCCCATCGGCTCCGCGTCCCCGGCCGGATCGACCGCCGGATCCTCCGTCTCCTGCGGATCAGCCTCCGGCGGCGCACCCTGCTGCTGCAGCGCCGCCAGCACCCCCGGCGGAAGCCCGCCGCCGCCCATCGCGTCCGGTGTCCTCACGACTGCGCTCCCATCATCGCGTTCACGTCCGGCACCGTCGGCCCCGTCATCTGCCCCGACCCGTCAGACGGGCCCGGCTGCGGCGCCAACCGCGGATCCTGCGCCTGCGCCTGCTGCACAGCGAAATCCACGAGCGGCGCATGAACCGGCCCCAGCGCCTGCTTCAACATCTCGAGCGCCGCCGGCGGAACCGGCTTGTCGCCCGCCGCCAGCCACGACTCCGGATCCTCGATGCCCATGAGCTCGAGTCCCTTGATGAGCGGCCGGCGCGGATCCAACTGCGGGTTCTGGCTCATCTGGAAGAACTGCATCGCGTCCTGACGATCCTGCGGCACGTTGCGCTGCGCCATCGAACCGCCCTCCGCCATCACCTCGAACTCGCCCATCAGTTGCTGCGGCCCGATCTTGAGCCACGCCGAGACGTCGCCGTACTGCGCATCCGGCAACTGGCGGTGATCCGGCAGCATGTACTCGCGCTCCTTGAGGATCATCCGCTGGTTGTAGCGAAGGAACGCCCGAGCGGACTGTCGCACGATCTCGATCTCGAACCGGCGAGCGCCCAGTTCGATGCGGGCGCCCAGCGCCGCGCGCACCAGCTGCGCCTCCGTCGCCGTGCCCGCGGTCCCGCCCGGAGAGGAGTCGAGCCCGTCCTGCAGACCGGACACCGCCTCGAAATCCGCGCGGATCGCCGCCTCCTCCTGGTAGCCGGACCCCGGCAGATCACCGAACTGCAGCTTCTGCAGCGCATCGCCAGGACGCGCGTTCTGCACCGGGATCGCCGCGCCCGGCCCGAAGATCAGATCATCGCGGTCCACCGCGCTCTCATCGAACGCGAACGCACCCGCGAGGATCAGCGTCGCCGCGTCCCGCCGCTGCGACCGCAGCGTGTCGAGCTCGCGCTGCAGATGCTCGAGCGGTTCGAGATCCCCGATCCCGACCATCTGCTTCTGCAACGGCGTCGGCCGGTACACCTCCAGCGCCTTCGTCCCCAGGCACGCGTTCTCGTCCTCCTGCATCAGCCACTTGCGATCGATGACGTGCATGACCCGCTCACCGTCGTGCCACTCGAGCACTTCATGCGGGGCATCGCCGCGCGCCACCTGCGTCGCCGTGGTGAACCCCGACGCCGCCAACCGCTCCTGCCACACCTCGTCGTACTTCACCCCGTCGGCGTTGCGAGCGACCTCCTCGTACTTCACGTTCTGCGCCGTCTCCGTCGCCCACGTCCCATCCTGAATCCGCTCCACGATCGCCCGCGTCGACAGCCAGGACCGATGAATCATCCACCCGCACGAGTTGACGTCGTGGCCGTACTCGTCCCACATCAGATCGAAGATATCTACGTCCTCGAACATCGGATCATCAAAGACGACGACCTCCTCGAGCTTCTTCCCGACGAAGAACGAGTCGCGCTTGAACGTGCGGCGCTTGACCGGCCGGCGCTTCTGCTTCTTCGTCTTCCAGAAGGTCTTGCCCGCCCCGATCCCGTAGATGTGCCCCGACCGCATCACGGCCTGGAACGCCAGGTCAATGTCGATCTGATCCTGCTGGACGTCGAGCAACTGGCGCATCGGCCGCGCGTTCGCCGCGTACTCCTGCTTCCGCGGCAGCACCAGCATCCGCGGGCGCTGCGCGATCGCACGCGGCACCATCGTCTCGATCGTCCGGAACGACAGCGGAATGTGCAGCGACGCGCCCCAGTTCTCCTTCGACTCCCGCAGGATCTCGTCCTTGTCGGCCTCCGGCGCCGCCACCCACGTATCCGCGAACTGCTTGAAGCCGCGGTACTGCCGGTAGCGGTTCATGCACCGCTCGCGGAACTCCCTGCCGATCGCGTCCTCGAACCCCGTGGCCGAGTCGACCACCATCTGCACGAGATCACGTTCTCGCGCCGGAGCGGTGTTGGAAACGGGGACTTCGACGCGACTCATCGGCTACCTCATGTTCGTCGGGATCGAGGAGTTGTCTTCGTCAGGCAACTCCGACTTGTCCAGTCCGTCGTCCGGCTCCGCCGCCGGCGCGGGCGGCACGGGATCCGGCGTGGACGACTGCACCGAACGGGCCGGAGGCGCGGCCTGCGCGGGAAGCGGCTCCGCCGCGTAGACGCCCTCCTGCGGCTCCTCCGGCCTCGCCAGCACCAGCCCGAACTCCTCCGCCGCGGCCTGCAACGCCGCGATCTGCGACACCGCCACCTCATCCGACGTCGGCTCCGCCACCTGCGGCACCAGCTGCGTCGCCTGCTCCGGCTGCGGCTTGGCGTCCGTCCGGTCCTTCCACTCGCACACCGCCAGGATCGTCACCATCTCCCCCGGCAGGTCCGAGTTGATGCGCTCCGCGACCACCGACAGCACACCGCCGGCGCGCTGCATCATCGCCACCCCGTCAGCGACGCCCTCGATGAACGTGGTGTGCGACAGCACCGGCACCCCGAGCGTCGGGTGCATCACGTCTGGATGAATCTGCCACCTACGTACGGCCATAGCGGTTCTCCTCCTGAGTCAGCATTTCCTTGCGGATCATGCCTTCCCACGCGGACAACGGGGCGATCTAGAAACCCGCGCGCTCGTTCGGCCGCACCTCGAACCGGCCCTCCCGGCGCATCTTCTTGCCCAGGTCCAGCATGTGCTCCGCGATCTCCGGATCCCAGTTCGACTCATGCGACGGGCCCGACTGCCGCTTCGCCACCAGCGCCTGAATCTCGTCGTGGTGGACGCGCGCGCACTCACCGACGTGCCGCTCCCACACGGCGCCCTCGTTCTTGTTGAACTGCTTGCCGCACAGTTCGCAGCGGAACGCCGGCGGGCGCTCATACCCCGCGGGTACGAGGATCGTCAGCCCGCCCGACGGGGGAACGTGCCCCGGCAGGATCAGCGTCCGGCGCGCGGTGTCGCCCCGAGCCATCAGACGCGCTCCGGCCAGCGCCACGTACCCGCGCCCGGAGCCGACTCGAGCGGATCGTGCTCCGGCACGTCCCACTCCTGGTAGCAGCCCGACGCGTTCTCACCGATCATCCCGGTCGCCGGCGCGACGACGAAATCCTCCGCCGACGCGCGTTGGCCGGGGATGCCGGGGGTGAAGACCGTGAGGTGGACGTGATGGCTCCCGCTCAGGGGCGGGACGCCCTTGCTGCGGTCTTTGAGCCACGCCGAGACGCCAGCGGGCGCCAGCGACTCCTCTGTGGCCGTCACGATCGCGGGCACGTCGTAGTTGCCCGTGCGCGACCGGAAGATCACGATGCGGCCGAGTGAGGGGTGCGGGGTTATCTCCATGCGGCAAGGATGCCGCAGCGCCCGGACTAGTAGCCCGTGATCGGGTCTACCGGCCGACGCCGACGCGCGCCCTTCGCCTTCTCCGGATCACGCGGCCGGAGCTCAGACGCCACCCGCACCGCGCCCATGTACGCCATCACGAGATCGTCGTGCGTGCCCTTCTGCGCCTGGTGCTTGCCTCGATCGTCCTCCACGTACGTCGAGAACTCCCGCGCCGTCTCCACGCACCGCAGCCCATGCGTGCCCTCCTTGAACGCCTGCCCCATCGCCTGCTCCATCAGCGGCTTCGTCCGCATATCCGTCTGCCAGCCGCGCAACTCCTCGCGCTGATCGGTGCGCGAATCGTCGCCCGCGCGCCGCCGCCGGTAGACCCGCGGATAGTGGTAGTCCTTCACCAGCGTGTCGACCACGCCGATCCCCAGGCCCGTCACCTCCGGCGCCAGCCACGCCCGGTTGAAGTAGATCGCCACCAGCAGCGTCAGGATCGGGTAGTCGTGAATGTCGACCCGCGACTTGTACGACGCCACCTGCATCCTCGAGACGTGATCGATCACCTGGATGGCCGAGTAGTCCGGATCGTCGCGCTGCGCCGTGCCCTGCGCGATATCCGCGAACGCCACGTACTGCCCATCCGGCCGGCGCTCATCGTCAGGGCGATCCTTCTCCGTCTCCTCGTTCACCGGGTGCTCCCACACCCGCAGCGGCCACGGACCCCACAGATCCTTGTCCTCCGCCGTCATGTGCTCCTCCGGCACCCACACCGCACGCTGCGGCACCAACACCGTCCCCGCCCGCGTGCGCCGTTCCTTCACGTCCGCTGGACGCAGCACCCCCAGCACCGGCTCCGGCGCCGCCTGCGCACCCCGGATCGCGCGCGCCACAAGGATCCCCGCGAACACCGGGTTGCCGGACCCGATGAACGCCTGCTCCGGCGTCGCGGGATGCTCCTGGTGGAACACCTCGATCTTGCCCTCACACTTCTCCGAGATCGTGTTGCGCCGCCACCGCAGCTGCTCGAGCGTGACGCCGTACGCCTCCACGAGCTCGTGTTCCTCCGCGTCGCCGCCGTACTGCGAATCCCCGATCGTGTTGGCGAACCGCTCCCGCGCCTCCGCCGACGGGAACGGCAGCGAGTTGCCTGGGTTGTCCTGCCACCCGTAGAACAGCGGAATGTAGAGGCCACCCGTCTCCGGATCCTCCGCGCCGTTGACCGCGCGCGTCCACCGCTCCTGAAAGTGATTGAAGCCATTGGCCGTCGACTCCAGCACCGCGATCGTCCCGACCTCATCCGGCAACGCGTTCAGCGCCCCCGTCAGGATCGTCGGATCCTCCCACCACGCCACCTCCGACCCGTGGAACATCGACGGGGTGTAGCCACGCCCGACCGCCGCGGCACCAGCCGTCATCGTCTCGTAGATCGATTTCTCCGACGCCCGCATCTTGTGCCCGAACTCGAAGAACCGGACGCCGGCGCGCGTCGCGCCCTTGCCGATCAGGTCCGGCTTGATCGAGAACGGCAGATCAGTCGGCAACCGATCGAACATCAGCGACACCATGTCTGCCAGGACACCGCTCGTCTTGCGATCCTGTGCCATCGCAAGCGCCACCTGGAACGGCATCTGCGTCAGCCGCTGCACGAACTTCGCCTGCACCCACGTCGAGAACCCGAGCTTCCGCGCCTTCAAGATCAGCGCCCGCATCGGCATCCCCGCCGCGTGCTGCGCCTCGAGCTTCTGATCGAAATCCAACTGCCACGGCCGCGCGACCAGCTTCACCGGCTGCTTGCGCTCGTTCAGCACCCACGCACAATGCTCCGCCCAGTACGGCGTATCCGCCAGAAGACGCCGGCGGATCTCCTTCTCCATCTCAGCGGACACCCGTGGCATAGCCGCGACTCTACGGGTCCAGAACGACGGAGCGCGCCCCATCCCCCACCCGAGACGGGGGGGACAGAGCGCGCTCAACGCCGGGATGCCGCCGCAGTCAGAGTAGCCGCGGCCCCCGACGAACTAGCCGGGCCCGATCAGCAGGAACGGCATCGCCCGCGCCGACGTGTCCGTGGTCGACGTGACCTCCGTGCCGGCCGCGACGTACTGGATCAGCTTGCCGCCCGAGATCTCGCCCGTGAACCCGGCCGTCATGCCGATCTCCACGAAATCGATCTTCGACGGACCGGGGTACCCGAGCGCCGTGGTGAAGTCCACGGTGTCGCCACCCGTCGCGTACGACGCGTTGCCGTTGATGACGCCCAGGTACAGCGCCTTCGTCCCGCCGATCTTCACCTTCTGATTGATCTTCACCGTCGCTGCAGCCATGACCTACTCCTTCCCCGCCTTCGCGGGCCGTTTCCCCCCCGCCGGACGGCGAGCGGTCGTCTTCGGAGCCGCGGGCTTCGCGGCCGACGTCTTGGCAGCGGGCTTCTTGGCAGCCGCCGAGTCAGCCACCCCCGCCTTCTTCTTCGCACGCGACGGACGCTTCCGCTTCGCCACCGGCACCTCCACCGGCACCTCATCCCGCAGCGGCACGTACTCACCCGCCACCACCTGCCCATCCGCGTGCTTCACCACCGCCGGCGCAACCGGAGCCTGCGACAGCACACCATCCGCCGTCGAACACCGCACCGACTCCGGACGACCACCCACGTACCCGAACGCAATGTACCGAGCACCCACCACCACCCGCTTCCCAGTGAACACGACCGAACCCACCTCATCGGCCCGCCGCGTCTCCACAAGCTCGCCACCCTCATGCCGCTGCACCCGCTCATCCGCGACCAGCCACAGCGAAACGTGCCCGCCCGGCTCAAACCGACCCGCCACCGCCACCGACTCCGCGCTCATCACGCCCGCCCTCTCAAGATCGCCCGACGCTCCATGCGCCACAGGCTCGCAACCCCGCCGGACACCACCCAGAACCGCCACCTCCCGGCCACCCACCCCCACCAGCACCACACCCCCCACCGGAACCCCACAAGAGGAGAGGAGGAGCACCACCAACACCCACACAAGCCGGAGTCCCATATGCGCTAGGTACCATCGCGGCCGTGCAGGGGGTGGCGGGGGGTCCGAATCCCGCTCCACCACTGCGATTGCGCCGCGCCCGGCCGCGAGGCGACAGACTGACGCCAGA